GTTTAAACTTGCAAAAGCGGCATGGGATGACAGCACTACTGCAGTTGAAAAGTTAAAAGACCGTCAGGAATATCTGGCAAAACAGACGGACGTTTATTCTGATAAGGTGGAAATTCTGAAGCGTGAGCTTGAAGAAATGAAATCTGCAGAAAACAGAAATGAGGATGCAGTCCGAAAGAAGCAGAACCAGCTTACAAGCGCACAGATTAGTTTAACAAAATATCAGAAAGGCCTTGCTGAAGTAACAGAAGAACTTGAGAGCGGGGCAGCAGAAAGTAAGGAACAAATTAGGAAATTATCTGATAAAATTGCAGAGTCTACAGATAAAATTAAGGCGAATGAGATTGAAATCGAAGCTCTTAAATCGAAATATGACGATCATATAAAGTCGATTGTAAAATATAAAGATGAACAGAAGTATCTTTCAAATCAAACAGAGAATTACGAAAGAATACTTGAATCATTAAAAAAACAATTGGATATTCTTAAATCTGCTGAAAATAAAGATGAAAAAGCAATTCAGGACAAAAAGAACGAGATAAATGAAACTACTACAAAACTTAATGGTTACAAAAGTAAGCTGGAAGATGTTGAGCAAAAGCTGAAAAGCGGAGCAGCTGTAACGGAAGGTTATGCTGAAAAAGTACAGGCTTTTGGAAATAAAGCAAAAGAGACAGGGGATAAGTTTAGTGGAATATCAACGGCGGCAGCAGGCATAGTAGCGGCAACAGCAGCTACAGTACCTGCAACAGCAGAATATCGTAAAATTATGGGATCGCTTGAGGTGTCGAGCCAAAATGCAGGGTACACAGCAGAACAAACAGCGGAAAGTTATAGAACCTTATATGGTGTGCTTGCAGATGATCAGACAGCTGCAACAACTACGGCCAATCTTCAGGCGTTAGGTTTGTCACAAGAAGAATTAAGCACGGTAATTGAGGGGACGATTGGTGCATGGGCAACTTACGGGGATAGTATTCCCATTGATGGACTTGCAGAATCAATCAATGAGACTGTGAAAACAAGTACTGTTACGGGGACTTTTGCGGATATGCTCAATTGGGCGGGAACTTCAGAGGATGCATTTAATGAAAAGCTTGCAGCTTGCGGAAGCGAAAGTGAGAGAGTAAACCTGGTCATGCAGGAAATGGCGAATCAGGGTCTCGTAGATGCAGGAAAAAAATGGCAGGAAAACAATAAGAATTTGGTAGACGGAAATAAGGCAACAGCAGATTTCCAACAGGCAACAGCTGAGCTTGCGGATACAGTTGCACCGCTGATTACCAAAATTACAGAATTGGTTGCCGGATTGATTGAAGAGTTTAATAAGCTCTCCCCGGAAGGACAGAGAGTGATTGCCGGATGCGTATTGGTAGTGGCAGCAGTTGGCCCTGTGTTTTCTATCATAAGCAAGGTATCAGGAGGGGTTTCGTCACTAATTGGCATTATATCTAAAATTGCACCTGTATTGGGGCCTATTAAAACTGGTTTTGCAGCAGTAAATGCAGTCATGGCCGCTAATCCAATACTTATAATTATTGCGGCAGTTGCGGCACTTATAGCCATTTTTGTAACGCTTTATAATAAGTGTGAATGGTTCAGAGATGGTGTAAATGCCATATTCGGAGCTGTAGCCGATTTTATCAAGGGAGCTATTGATAAGATTAAAGGATTCTTCGATTTTGATTGGAAATTACCAAAAATAAAGTTGCCTCATTTTAAAGCGAGTGGAGAGTGGTCACTTTCCCCACTTAAGGTACCTAAAATTTCTGTAGATTGGTATGCAAATGGAGGAATCCTGAATAGTCCGACCATATTTGGTGCAAATGGAGATTCCCTGATGGGAGGGGGAGAGGCTGGAAAAGAGGCGGTACTTCCAATTAAACTGTTAAAGGACTACATCAGAGAAGAAAATGATGCAAATAATGCAACATTGGCCGCAATGATCGTTGAAGCATTCAAATCAATATCAATGACTGCGGAGAATAACATTTATATTGGAGATAAGAAGTCGATCACATTACTTACAAATCTCGTTCTTAAGCAGATGGCAAATAAGACATTAGCAACACAGGGGGCGAAAGGAAAATAATGCATGACATACAATACAATGACATAAGAGGCTCTTCGCTTCAGATTTTTGCCCGGGAGTTGATATCTATTCCTGCCGCTCAGCCGAATATGGAAGAGGTAAAACTATCAGGGCGGGATGGAACCATATACAAGTTTAATGGTACATATGCAGCAACACCAATAAAGATACCATTTAATTATATCGGAGCAGTAGACAGGTGGAATGATCGCTGGAGAATGGCAAAACAGTGGCTGTCAGAAAGAAATGCAAAACTTATTATATCTGATGATGCAGGCTTTTTTTATAAAATAACCTATGTTGAATTAGATGATAATGAGAGGACATCTGAGCGGATAGGCAATTTTACAGCGATATTTCACACACTGGATGGGCTCCAATATTCCGTAGATGGTGCAATGGAATATGACATAGAAGATGTTTGCTGGAATCCTTATATAGAGTGTCATCCGACATATAAGATCGCAGCAGAAGGTATGTGTACGCTTAAGATCAATGGAAAAACGATGACTGCTAATGTTGGTCAAAATCTGACCATAGATACAGATCGGATGATCGCGTATCGCGAGGATGGTACTTTGAATAATACCAAAGTGTCAGGAAATTATGAAGATATGTATTTACAGCCAGGAAACAACAAGATTGAATTTTACGGAGGAAATCTGAAAGTGATACCTAATTGGAGGTGCTTATGATCCAGATATATAACATTGAAAATACAAACTTTGATCAGAACGGAGATATGTCATTATTTCCTTCAAGTGCATCCGTTCATGCCGTATTGAATGGAACATGGGAGGTAACGCTTGAACATCCAAAGGATTCAGAAGACCGCTGGAAGTATATTAAAGAGGGAGCAGTTGTTAAGATGCCTTCCTTTAATGGAGAGCAGCTTTTCAGAATAACTCATAAGGAAAAAAGTGATTCCGGAATATCTGCTGATCTGCAGCCTATATTTATGGATGCGGCAGATGATTGTTTCCTTTTGGATGTCCGTCCAACTGACAAAACAGGGCAGCAGGCTCTTGATATCATGACTGCACCGAATAAAAAGTATACAGCCGAAACAGATATTACATCGACTGGAACTGCATATTACCAAAATAAAAATCTCATCGAAGCCATCAATGGTGACGATGAGAATTCTTTTGTTAAGAGATGGGGCGGTGAAATCGTATATGATAATTACAAAGCGATAATAAATCGTCATGCTGGCAGCGACAGAGGTGTTGAGATCCTTTACGGAAAAAACATTGCTGAGAACGGAATGAAAGAGGAGGTTGACCTAAGAAATGTGGTTACCCGGATCATTCCACAGGCATATAACGGATATCAGATAGATGGGGATGCTCCTTGGGTTGATTCCCCTCTTATAGACAAATATCCAACAGTCAAATATTCAACAATGAAATTTGAAGATGTAAAAATGAGAGCTGATGCACAGGAAGACGATGAATCGAAAGGTGTGATCATATGCGATACACCGGCACAACTGGAGGCTGCACTTAGAAAACGCTGTCAGGAACAGTGGGAAGCGGGGGCAGACAAGCCTCAAGTAACTATATCTGTGGATATGGTAATGATTGAGGATACAGAGCTGTATGCCGATGTCAAGGGGCTTGTAGAAGTGTCTCTTGGTGATACCGTACATTGTAGAAACAATAATCTTGATATATTTACAGATGCAAGAGTTACGGAATTAGAGTGGGATTGTGTGAATGACCGCATATTATCTGTATCGCTGGGCGATTATCAATTTGATTACATATCAAATCAGGTCAGTATTAATAACCGAATTGAGAGCGCAATCAGAGAAGATGGATCTGTGATCGGCTCTCAGGTGCAGGGAATACTGGATGCAGTGAAAACACAGTTTCATGCACTACGTGATGTAGCTCAAAAGCAGGATGTACGAGCCATGCTTTTTGAGGATTTAAACCCTGATTCACCTACGTTCGGAGCTATGTGCCTTGGATCAATGGGATTTGAGATTGCATCCAAAAGGACCGCTGATGGAAAAGACTGGATATGGAGTACATTCGGAACCGGGAAAGGCTTTTTTGCCGACTATATTATAGCCGGAACCATGCTGGCAGACAGGATATATGGAGGAACATTGACCATTGGCGGAATAGACAACATAGCAGGCATTATAAAAGTATTAGATGGTAATGGAGCTATCCTAACTATCATGGATAAAGATGGAATACTGACAAATGGTAAATACACTTGTGGAAGTGATGAATTTGGCCGAAGAGTAGAGATCTCAGAGGGGGAGATGAAGATCATGGACAAAAGTGGTAATACTGTCGGGAGAATTTTTGCAGTAAGTAACGAAATTTTTAAAATCGGTACTGAAAATGCATTATTTAGAATGTTTAAGACTGGCGAGGTATATGTTGATTGCCAGTCATTCGGTGTAAACGGATATAACGGATTTACCGGAACAGTAGAGTATTCGGATGGAACTTATGAGAATTATGTTGGAGGACTGCTTATAGGAGGAAAATCGAAAGAGGGTGCTTATCCATGATTAGTAATAATAAATATTTGACGCAGGGAGAGATGGAGAGCAATGCAAAAGAAATTTATACATATCTAAGTGATAAAGGCTGGACAATCAATGCAATCTCAGGCCTGCTTGGAAATATGCAGAGAGAATCAACCATTAATCCTGGATTGTGGCAAAGCCTTAAAGAGGGCAACTATTCCGGTGGCTATGGACTGGTGCAGTGGACTCCGGCAACCAAATATACAAATTGGGCAAAGGCTAACGGATACGATATAGGAGATGGAACAGTACAGTTATATTGGATTGATCAGTTATCAGAATCTACAGGTGAATGGATTAAAACATCTGCGTATAATCTGACATGGTCTCAATTTAAAACAAGTACAGAGACACCGGAGTATCTTGCTTCAGCTTACCTCAAGAACTTTGAGAGAGCCGGTGTGGAAGAGGAAGAAGCACGAAGACAATATGCGAGATCCTGGTATGATTTCCTTGAGTCAGGTGTAGAACCGGCTGGAAGATATATAGTTAGATTTATTCCTGCATAGGAAAGGAGATATTTGAATGCAGACTATCAAAAGAGACATATATGTTACAAAGAATGTGCTTCAGGCTCCAATAGAGGTAACTGAGGGCACAAATTCAATCGCATTAGAGTTTGATATAAAGGATTACACTATTCCGGGTACAGCGGCAGCAGTTGTGTACAGTATGTGTACAAGAACTATGGCTGAGCCTAATAAAGCCTTGGCAGAAGTGGATGGAAATACGATTACGATTATTCCTTCTGAGTCATTTTTTCATGCAGGGCAGAATGTTATGCAGATCAGAGTGATAGATGGTGACAGTAAGCTGATATCGTTCAACATAATTGTTAAATGTACTGGAAAAATGAGATTTGGTGATGAGGAAGAGGAAAAGCAGACTACACTTGTGGAACAATTGTTAAAAAGATTTGGCAACTACGAAGCAGAGCTTAAGGATGTGAGAAAAGGATTTGCAGGAGAGTCATACGATACAGCGGGGGAGGCTGTTAGAAAACAAATTGAAAGTGTCAATCAAAAAGTAGATAAAATAGAAACTATAAGTACCAAGGAAATTGATGCAATATAAGTTTTGAGACAAGAGGTGAAGTATGAGAAGAGGAACAACTCCAACAATCAAAATAAAATTAAAAGGTTGTGATATAAATAATTTGGAAAAAATATATGTAACCTTTAAACAGGGAAAATATGAGTTTGAGAAGTCCATGGATCAATTGAATACTTCGGATGAAACATTATTTATTAAATTATCTCAAGATGAAACACTGCAGCTTGATGCTATGAAGAATGTATTGATACAGGTCAGGGCAAAGACAAAAGATGAAAATGTAATTGCAAGCAATATCAAGTCAGTACCAGTTGAAGATATATTGAAAGAGGGGATGATATGACAGAAATTGAACTTGAAATGGAAAATGATACTGAATTAAGAATTGAATGTGAGCAAATATACATAATGGATGATTATGAACAGCTAAAAAACAAACCCCGCTTGAATGGAAAAGAAATATCAGGAGATATGTATGAGACAGATCCAACCATACCAGAATGGGCTAAAGCACAAAATAAACCATCATATACCCCGGAGGAGGTGAATGCAGTTAATAATGATAATGCTATTACCATTGAAGAAATAGAGGCTATATTTAATGGACTTTAGATAACAGAAAGGAGAACTATGGAAAATAAATATTTAAATCTTACAGGTGCGGTATACATCATTAGTAAAATTAAAACTCTATTGGGAGATAAAAGTGATAAAGGACACACACATTCAAAGGAAGAAATCGGATTAGGCAATGTTGAAAACAAATCATCACAAACTATCAGAGGAGAGCTTACAAGTGATAATGTAATAAAAGCACTTGGATATACACCACCGAAAGAAAATACAACGTATGCTGTTATGAAAGGTGCAACAGCTTCAGCAGCTGGAACGTCAGGATTGGTACCTGCACCGGCAGCTGGCGATTATGGAAAGTATTTACGAGGGGATGGTACATATGGAGCACCGACAAATACAACTTATTCTGATGCAACACAGACTGCACATGGTCTTATGTCAGTAAGTGATAAGAAAAAGCTTGATGGAATAGCAGAAGGTGCAAATAAGACAACAGTAGATAGTGAACTGAGTAACACTTCAACAAACCCGGTACAAAACAAGGCAGTACAGGCTGAGCTAACTAAGAAAGCACCTATAGCGAGTCCGTCTTTTATTGGTACACCTAAAGTGCCAACAGCATCAGCTGGTACAAATAATACTCAGGCCGCATCAACAGCATTTGTAACATCGGCCATTTCAACAGCGATGGCCGGTATTACTAAATTGGATTTTCAAGTAGTGCAGACATTGCCATCAACAGGCGTTAAGGGAACGTTTTATTTAATTGCCAATTCTGGAAGTGGACAGAATGTGTATGATGAATATTTATGGATTAACAATAAGTATGAAAAATTAGGTACAAGAGAAATTGACCTAAGCAGCTATATAAAGCAGTCGGATATGGTTGCAATAACCAATAGTGAAATAGATGCGGCATTTGCATAGAAAGAAGGAGAAAAAATGGCAAAATATTTGGACCTTACAGGATTAAAGTATTTTATCACAAAGCGGATAGGAAAAACGGACATATCCAAGATAGGGGATGGAACGTGTACTGGAGCTATAAGTGCATTAAACCAGAGTTTAGGTAATCTAAAGACAGATCTTAATAAATTAAATAGTTTAGGGAATATTTCCATCATGAAGATGAGTACCAAAATACTTGAAATTTTACCGGGAAATAACTCATGTTTACTATTGTCAAAAAATGATGTTATTTCTGCACTAGGATTATCTTCATCAACATTCAATTTCGATAATCTTTGTGTATCAATTACAAACGGTGATGGTGCAGCATTTTCAGGGCATCTTGAATCGCCAACAATCACAACAACTGGTATCTATGTCGTATGGAAAGATAAAGTAACCGCTAGTTGTAATATTAGAGTAAATTATATACTATTTTATCATGACTAATAATTATTTTGCAATATATGCAATGAATCCCATGTAAGTAAGAGGTTCTGTATGTCCATGTGATGATACCCATGATAATGTACCATCAGCTTTTAATTGTAATGCGGCTATTGCGGCAGTAGGGGTACTCCAATCACCAGCCACCATAAACATTGGAGATGTTAAAGTCGGGAAATCAGGCTTCATTAATGGCAATGGTAATCCGAGATTAGTTACATTTTCTAGGAAATATTCCTTATTTTTTACAACACCACTGATAATATGTTTGTAATATATAAAACATATCTTACCAATCATTGTTCCCATAATATCATTTTTAATAGTTATTTTGCCATTTGTTAAGCTACTTAAACTCTGGTTAGGGAGCGAGATAGAAAATATAAAATTTAATATGTAACTAACAAATAGAGCCTAGGAGCCGACACCAAATGAGGTGCCGGCTCTTATAATATAAAGAAAGGGGCGCAAGCTTATGAACAACATTAATACAAATGCACAGAACGAAAGGAGAGACATCATGAAAGGAATTGACGTATCATCATACCAGGGAACAATAGACTGGAACAAAGTAAAATGGGCTGGTGTACAGTATGCCATTATAAAAATCATCAGAAAGGATCTAAACCCAGACAAGACCTTCGAGCAGAACTGGAAGGGCTGCACAGAAGCCGGAATGCCGATTCAGGGTGTATATAATTATTCGTACGCAACTACATTAGGAAAGGCAAAGACGGATGCACAGAGAGTGATTGAGGTACTTGCCGGAAGAAAGACATTCGTATGGCTTGATGTAGAGGACAGATGCCAGCAGGGACTTGGACAGACCTTAATCGACATCATCAACACATATCAGTCAGAAATCAAGGCGGCAGGGCTTGATTTTGGAGTGTACACCGGGCTAAGCTTCTACAATACCTATATTCTGCCATATGCTAATCAGATTAACTGTCCATTCTGGATCGCGCGTTATCCATCAACTAAGGGAATGACAATCGGGGACGATCCGAACGATGCCAAGAAGCCTGCCATTGTACACAGCCTGTATGGATGGCAGTACACCAGTGCATTCACTTGCTCCGGACTCAATAACAGCACAGATGCCAACCTCTTATATGTGGAGCTTGGAGCAAAAGATACAACAGCAACAAGCCAGCCTGCACCCGCACCGGCCAAGCCGAGCGATGAGAGCTGGAAGGGTAATGTTGACTATTACTTGGAAAGTGAAGAAGTCAGAAAATGGCAGCACGCCATGAACGTAGGCTTTGACCTTAAAGGAGATGATGCACTGAAAGAGGACGGCAAATTCGGAGCTGACTCACAGGCATTCGCAAAAAACCACAATCTGTGGAGTGGACAGAAACACCATTGCCCGACTGCAATCAAGTGGTTAAGAAGAACGCTGCACGATGTATACAGCTTCACAAAGTTAGACACGGATTACGGCAAGTGGACGAGCTATCTCTCTAAATGCGTGAAGGTATTCCAAAAGAACAGAGGACTGACACAGGATGCATATGTCGGATTACTCACAACATACAGACTCTTGAAAGGATAAGAAAAAAATGATGAATGATATTATAAGATTTTTTACGGCAACAGCAAGCAACAAAATTATGGAGATAGTAGTAATATGCATAGTGATGGACACTATCTTCGGAGTATTACGAGCAATCAAGGAAAAAAAGTTCAATTCAAACTTTGGAATCAATGGAGCAATCAGAAAGGTCGGTATGTTGATTTCTCTTGTGCTCCTGGCTCTGGTCGACTCAATCATAAGATTGAACCTCATCGGATTCATCCCGGCCGGTGCAAGAACATATCTTCCGGGACAGACAGTCGGAACGATGGAGTTTTTCGCATTACTATATATAGCGTATGAGATTGTAAGCATATTGAAGAATATGTCATTGTGCGGTTTACCAGTCAAAAAGGTGTGGCGCACAGTTAAAAAGGCACTATCAAAGTATACCAATGAGCTGCCGACCGACTCAACAAATTAAATAATTATTATAACATAGGGCATCTGTCAGATTGATGGATGTCCTATTTTTTTATTTTAAAATAACATTATGCGCAAAATACTATTGACATTATGCGCATAATGTGATATTATAATCATGTAAGGAGGTAAGACAAGTGAGTAAGAAAAAGAAACGACAAAAGAAAAAAGGCAAGAATGAAGCCCTTCAAAACATCATTCTTGCCACAGCAATTATAAATCTGATAATAAGCGTTTTACAATTGCTAAACTTAATACTCAACAAGTAACCAACAAACAGTTGAGTAAAAGGGGAGCGGAAAGCTCCCCACACTCTCAACTTACTACGAAAATACGAAAAAGTCAATGGAGGTAGTAAAATGGAAACATTATTTTTAGTTAGTCAGATAATATTCGACATCTTAGTTATAATATACATCGTAAACGAAAAGAGGAACAAATAATATGAGTGAGTTTAATCAAAACCAGTACATTAATAAATATATCAAAGAAAAATATGATAGAATCAACCTGACAATGAAAGCGGGAAAAAAAGAAAAAATCAAAAGCGCTGCCTCCAAGAGAGGCATGAGCGTGAATGAATACATTAATTGTCTGATTGACAATGATTTGTTGCAAAACATCGAATGAATGTGCTATACTCACATGAGATTAATTAAGAGAGGAAAAACACATGATTAACTTAGATGACATAGATATCACCCAGACACCGCCAACCCACGAGCCTGAGAGACAGTACTACTACATGGCAAAGGCTAGGCAGTATGTCAAGAAAAAGTCCGAAGAACTGGGAAGACCACTAACCTTGTTTTTAAAGACCTTCGGCTGTCAGATGAATGCCCGCGACTCAGAAAAACTTGTCGGAATACTAGAGCAGATTGGCTACGTGGAAGGAACTGATGAGCACTCGGATTTTATTGTATACAACACCTGCACCGTACGTGAGAATGCTAACAATAAGGTGTATGGCAGGCTTGGATATCTGCAGAACTACAAGAAAAAGAATCCTCTGATGAAGATTGCTCTCTGCGGCTGCATGATGCAGGAGCCGGAGGTTGTTGAAAATATCAAAAAGCATTATAAGTTTGTAGATATTGTATTCGGAACC